GCTGCAGTATAAAACTTAAAAAGTATAAATAAGGTTAAGATGAGAACTTTTTTTGAATTACGTGAATTAGCTGGTAGAAAACCTCAAGGTAAGATGGTCTTCGATAAAAAGATGAAGGGCATCAGAGTTATGATACATAAAGAAAAAAATGGGTTTGTTGCTTATATAGATGGTGATAGACTTGATGTATATAAATCTCAGAAAGAAGCCGAAAAGGCTGCCAACGAATTTATGAAACAATATAAAGGGATGAAGTAATGGAAATAAGACCTTTAGCCGCAAAAGTTGTAGCAAATACTTCTGGTAATAAATCAACCATAGGAAATGCTCAAACGGTTTATGTTTGTGCAACTGCAGATGATTTAATAACTAATGCAAGTACTGGTGGTACTATACAAATGCATGAAAATCAAGCAATAGTAATTCAAAAAGAAAAATTTGAAGAATTATTTTCTGGCGCTAATACTACACATTTTACTAAAATAGCTTATCCAAGAGGTTAACATGAAACTAATATCAGAATTTGTAGAAAACGATATTGAGTTCTTAATTACTGAAGATAAAAATACTGGTAAAAAAGCTTATAAGATACAAGGTATTTTTGCGCAAGCAGAAACAAAGAATCGAAACGGTCGTATATATCCAATGCCTATAATGGAAAAGGCACTTGGTAAGTATAACACTGAACAAGTTGAAAAAGGAAGAGCAGTTGGAGAACTGAATCATCCTGAAGGTCCGACCGTTAATTTAGATAAAGTTTCCCACAAGATCAATAAACTTGAATTTAAAGGTAATGATATTGTGGGTGAAGCATCGATATTGAACACCCCTATGGGCGAAGTTGTAAAAGGCTTACTTGATGGTGGAGTTACATTCGGTGTATCGACTCGTGGTATGGGAAGTTTGAGCCAGCGTAATAACGCAATGGTCGTCAATGACGATTATATTCTTAACGCGGTAGACATCGTGCAAGATCCATCCGCACCTGGAGCTTTTGTTAATGGGATAATGGAAGGTGTAGAATGGATTTGGAATAACGGTATTATAGAAGCACAAACAATTGAAAAAATTGAGACTGAAATTAAAAAAGCAAGTCGTACTGATCTCTATGAGACTCAGGTTCGTGAGTTTAAAAATTTCCTCTCGTTACTTAAATAAAAATAAGGGAGTCAAAAATGACTGATAAAGAGCAAGTAGAAAATCAGGACGTAGAACTCCATGACGACGAGGAAATCATGGAAATGAAACACGATCCTAAGAATGCTGAAGCCCAATCAGTGGCTGCCGTAGACAAAGCAGGTGACGCAACAGGTACAGCGCCAAAAAGAAAAATGGCTGGTGGAACTGCTGCTGATAACACTAAGAAAGATCCAATGCTTAAAACCAAGGCCGGCTTAATTGCTGCCATGGTACATAACATGCAGAAAATGGATAAGAAAAAAGTCGAAGGAATGTATCAAACAATGAATACAAGTCCTGAGTCTTTTGCTGGCGAGCCAATCGCTGAAGATGAAGTCAAAGATCAAGTTCATATTGAAGTTGATTTTAAAGACGATCTTAAAGCATTAGTGTCTGAAGAAGCTACGCTATCTGATGGCTTTAAAGAAAAAGCAGAAACTATTTTTGAGGCTGCAATCAATGCAAAAGTAAATGCAGAAATTGACAGGCTTGAAGAAAAGTATAATGAGGAATTCTCTGCAGAAGTTGAATCAACTAAAGCAGACCTCGTAGAGAAAGTAGACAACTATCTTAACTACGTAGTTGAAAACTGGATGGAAGACAACAAGTTAGCAATTCAAAATGGATTAAGAACTGAGATTGCAGAAGACTTTATGGGTAAGTTAAAAGGCTTATTTGAAGAGTCATATATCGAAGTGCCAGAAGGAAAAGTTGACATGGTTGAAGAGCTAGCCGACACTGTTGATGAACTTGAGGAGCAACTCAATACAACAACAAAAGATGTCATTGATATGACAGAAGAGTTAGAAGCTTATCGTAAAGATGAAGTCATTAGAGAATCATCAAAAGATCTAGCAGATACTCAGGTCGAAAAGCTTAAGTCTTTAGTTGCAGGTATAGATTTTGAAGATAAAGAAACTTTTGCACAAAAAGTATCAACTGTCAAAGAGTCATACTTTACTAAGACTGCATCAAATAGTGGTACAGAACAAATTGACGAAGAAGATACATCTCCAGTAGAAGCTTCAGGTTCAATGGATTCTTACCTTCAAGCAATCAAAAAAACCGCAATAAAATAAGGGAGTCCAGATATGAATACAGTATCTTACGACAAGTTGATCGAAAAGTGGGCACCGGTACTTAATGAAGAAGCCGCTGGTACTATTTCCGATCATCATAAAAAAGCTGTTACAGCTGCGGTCTTAGAAAATCAAGAAATCGCTCTTAGAGAAGAGGGAATGATTACTGAGAACGCTCCTGCAAATAGCACAGGATCAGTTAGTAATTGGAATCCAGTATTGATTGCACTAGTAAGACGTGCTATGCCTAACTTAATGGCATACGATGTCTGTGGTGTGCAGCCAATGTCTGGTCCAACAGGTCTAATCTTTGCCATGAAGTCAAGATATGGCGGAGGCGCAACAGGCAATAGAGAAGCATTATTCAACGAAGCAGAAACACAGTTTTCTGGTGATAGTGCTGGAACTCATGACTCTGACAACGTATCAGGTCTTAATGTAACAAACCTCGATTCAGACTCAACCGCTGATGATGCAAGATTAACAAACTTAGCAGCAGGTGGAATGTCAACAGCCGAGGCAGAAGCACATGGTGGAACTGGTCAAACTGCTTTCAGAGAAATGGGATTCACTATTGAAAAAGCAACTGTGACTGCAAAGTCAAGAGCATTAAAAGCTGAATACAGTTTAGAACTTGCTCAAGACCTTAAAGCAATTCACGGTCTTGATGCTGAGACAGAATTGGCAAATATCTTGTCAACAGAAATCTTAGCTGAAATCAATAGAGAAGTTATTAGAACTATTAACTCTCAAGCTAAAACTGGCGCACTTCAAAAGAACACTGCAGTAAACGGTATCTTCAATATTCAGACAGATGCAGACGGCAGATGGTCAGTTGAAAAGTTCAAAGGTTTAATTCTCCAAATTGAAAGAGAATCAAACGTAATTGCAAAAGAGACACGTAGAGGTAAAGGTAACTTTATCATCTGCTCATCAGACGTAGCATCTGCATTAGCAGCAGCTGGTATGTTGGATTACACTCCTGCAATGTCAACAAACTTAGCAGTTGATGACACAGGTAATACATTTGCTGGTGTATTAAACGGCAAAATGAGAGTGTATATTGACCCATATTCAAATACCGACTATATAAACGTTGGTTATAAGGGTACAAATCCATACGATGCAGGTTTATTCTACTGTCCATACGTACCATTAACAATGGTAAGAGCAGTAGGGGAAGACACATTTCAACCAAAAATTGGTTTTAAAACCAGATATGGAATGGTCACTAACCCATTCGTAGGTGCAACACCTGCCAACGGCTTAGCAGCAGTTAAGACTAATCAGTACTACAGAATATTCAGAGTTGACAATATTCTAGGTGCATAAGTCTTAGTACTTAATAATAAAGAGAGGAGTTTCGGCTCCTCTTTTTTTCGTATAAATAACAGTATGGAAACATTTATACTAACATTACTCATATTCATGTCATTCATAGCTTCAGGCATGTCATTAGGTTTATTATTCAAACCAATTAAAGGCAGCTGCGGCGGAATAAATTGTAGGTGTAAAAATGGCACTAACTAATAACTTTAACTACCTACAACCTACAGGTTTTAAACTTGTAATAGATAGACAGAACTATCCTAACCTAGAATTTTTTGTACAAGACTTCACACACGCTGGTGTTATCATGAACTCAGCCGACTTATCTTTTCGAAAGATAGCGTCAGTACCTATGCCGGGTGACAAATTAACTTACAACGAAATGCTGGCAAATATTATACTTGACGAAAACATGAAGTCTTATACTGAAATGCACGATTGGATGAGAAGAATATTAGATGAAGATAATGTTACACCAGTTCAAAGATTTAACGACACAGCTTTACCTCCATCATCAGCAGATATTACTTTATCTATTTTAAATAGTTCAAACAATCCTATAGTAAGAATTAAATATCG